TTCCATGTCCAGTGAAACTCAGGGCGTTCCTTTAGCCACTTGGGACGGCACCGCCCATCTCTCCGGAGTCCAGTTCCAGAAAGCATATAATCACGCTCTCCTTCAATGGTCGCCTCGCAGAATAAACATTTAGATTTTACTATCATGTAATCCTCCTATTCTGACTCTTTGCTTTGCAGCGATTTCCCTTCTTTCCGCCAGGTACTCAGAATTCCCCCCATGTATCGCAATGTCGGCTTATTCTGTAGGCACGCTTCCCGGATAGCGTCAATGACCCAGGGTGCGGAAAACTGCCGGACCGCGATCTTCAATTCGTTCTCTGCCTCCTCGCTGATAATTGTTCCGGGAAGGCAGATGTTCTTTTCGTAAGCTTCTATTACGTTTTCTATTGAGGGATCAAACAAAGAGACTTTTTCTTTAGTCTCCTCTTCTCTACTCTCCTCTCTTATAGTTTCCTTTCCTTTCCTTTCGTCAGTAGGAATCGCTATTTCAACTGTAGTTATGGGATTCCTACCTGTACTTATCAGTTTAATAGGTGTAGAAAGGGGTTTTAATGGCATTTCCCTGCGCCGGTTGCGGTAGACCTCAGCCAAGTTATCAACAAGATTTTGGCACCAGATTATTCTGTTTGTTTCCCAAAGGTCCTTGTCTATTGCGCCCATTTCTACAAGTAGATTAAGCATTTCTACACCTTGCTTTTCCGTAATATGGACTTTCCCACAAAAGACCGGTAGTCGCCGAGAATCACTCCAGTCGAGGAAGTGTCCGTCACTAGATGCCAGTTTCTCTAAGAGTTTGAACCAGAAGGCATAACCGTCATTGTTGTACTGTCCCTCCAGGACGGCGAGGGTTGCGCTCTCAGTGCTGGCGTGGGCATCATGGGGGAAGTAATCTACTGTGTTTTTCGGTGTTCTAGCCATTCCTCTCTCCTGTCTCTTTTATCACCCTGATAATCTCATAAGCCACCTGTGGCACGATTGCGTTTCCTAAACATTTAAGTCTGTCCACTCGGTTTCTAATTCCTGTGGCAACTCTTGGGATGTCGGGTTCTCTGTCAAAATATCCGTCCAACCCACTGGGAAGCCCATCAGCCACTCGACAAAACCCGGATTCAACTGCCCGCCAATCGGCTTGCCGTCTCCCCTGTCCTGATTTGGTAAGGCATCCTGCGGGGCATAAATTCCCCTTTGTGTTCGACCCATCCAATCCCGCTGTTTGGGTGTCGGCAACATCTTGACCTGGTTGCTGAGATTCGTTGTCCATTGGTCGTATTCTTTGTTCTTGTAGTCTGAGCTCATTGGTGAAGCCCACAATCCAAACTCTGTCTCTTCTGTGCCAGGCGTTGACGGCGCAAGCTGGAATAATAAGCGTTTCCGTGGCGTAGCCCGCACCTTCCAGGTCAGATAGCACAGTGTCGAGCGCCAGGTTGATGATTCCAGTAACATTTTCAAGCAGAATCCAGGAAGGCTTGACGGCTTTAATAACTGCGAGAGTTTCAGGCCAGAGGTAGCGGTCATCTTCCGTGCTTCGTTGCTTCCCGGCAACACTAAAAGGCTGGCAAGGGAATCCTGCGGTAACAAGGATGGCTGGATGCTCTGGGCTGCCTCCGTTCCGTTCCTTAGTTCCTGCCATGCTACTTGCTCGGCTAGATTCCCCTGCGGGTGCTTCTCGTATCGTTTGGCTAGGGATTCCTGCTTCAAGTTGCTTCTCCAGGCATCCTTCGCCTGTGGCGTTAGTAGCAATTTGCCTGATTCTCTCGACATCTCTAATATCCTCTACTATCGGCACATTCGGAAAGTGTCTTCTCAAAACCTTCTGGCAATACTTGTCTATCTCCACAAAGCCTATCGTCTCTATGCCTGCCCACTGACAGGCTAGAGAAAAGCCACCAACGCCTGAGAACAAGTCCAGGTGCTTCATTCATACCTCTCTCCTGTCATAGCTCCATTACTTCCTGAGAACACCGCCTCGCTGCGATTTCCGGCAGCCACAAACCTGACACTACCTTTTGGAATCTAAGGATGGTTCGCTTCCTACGTGTTGGCAACGTCAGCTTATCCTTGCCTCTCCCGTAGACACTCTTAGGAGAAACGAAATCCTGAAAGGCAAAACCTAAGCTCTTCCAGAATTCAGTTGCTTCTAAATCTTCCGCACATCGGCACGAAAGAAGCCAATCAGTCTTCCGCCTAGCAGCTTCAATTAGCACCCTCCCTCGTTCCATCCTTCTTGCGTCCTCCTGAATAGCTATCTGTTGAATATGTGTTACACCATAGTTGTTATGCGTCACGTAAATAAAACCCACTAATTCGGTATTATCCTCACAAATTAGAATGCCACCACCTCGCCTCCCATCAACCTCCATTTCATATCTAACCCGCGGGATAAACCCAACCGCCTCGCTATTTTTCGCCCTGAGATGGTCTATGTATGAGATGTCGGCTAATCTAGCTTTTCGGATTGTTACCCACTTCTCCTGATAAGCCTTCATCCTATCAAACTGGTAGCGCGGGCTGGTGAGACCCGCGCCACCTAAGAGAAAGGAGGATAGAATGAAGGTCAGTTGTCTTAATCATTGCAAACTAACCTGGCAATGTGCCACGCCATTTTAGGACTAATTCTATATTTGATACGGTAAGGCTCAGGAATCGTGCCTTTTTCTTCCCAATCACGAAAGACTATTTTGAAAAATAATCTAAACCGTCGCAGATGCTTCATCGTTCCTCAATACCAAGACAGAGTTAATATATTCAACCGATAGTCCCCTTTTGATCATCTTCCTTATCCTCTCTGTCCGCTTCGTGGATTGGAAGCGTTTGGCGAATCGTGTCTCAAACCCTAGACCAACTAGGGAATGATAATTCTCGCTTCGCTTTGCCAGATACCTCAAATATCCTTCTAGGTTATTGAAGTGAGCCATAGTTCTGCTCTTGTGGAGCTCTTTTAACTCCGTCCTCTGCGGGACCCGGAAAAGCGGGCATTTGTACTTGTCTTTGCAGTTGTCACAAACGTACTCAAAGCCTTTCGCAAACTCCACCTTCATTAAGTATTCCCCACACTCAGAGCAGGGAATGCCCGTCACTGCTGGCGGTCCCGCTCTAAAAGCTCGGCGTTCCTCTAAAAGAATGTCCATTACTCAATCTTCTTTGCTGCTTTTATGTCCGCCCAGGCTTGGTCCAGGTCAACAAGTTCCATGAACGACTTGATGCTCAGGATTTCATACACCTCCCGGGTGCCGACTTTGTGCTTTGCCATTAAGCCCTTTAACTCGGTTACGTTCTGGATTTTGCCAGCAGTCTCTTTGTCCATCTTCTCCCAGTCTTCATCAATAGTTGTCTCCGCCGCGGGTGGCGCGGTCTTAGTCTTTTCTGACGGCGCTGGGGTTTTAGCTTCCCATGGTGCCAAGGTTTCGGCCTTTAGCTTGGGCTCAGGCGCTTTCGATTCCCCATTCATAGCCTTCTCGGTAACTACCGGCTCTTGATTTTGGGGCATAATCAGTTCTGGTAATTCATCATCGGGTTCAGGCATCATGGGTTCGCCCTCTCCAGTCGTTAGTCGCTTGGTTCTGGCCGTCTCCATGAGTTCTAGTAGGGTTTGATTGGTGCGTAAATTAAGAACATAGACATCGCGCTTCTTGCCATCGGGATCCTGGACTGAATAAGGCTCGACAGTCAGAAGTAAAGGGATCATGCTGATTCGCCCATAGATGCGCTTGATGAGTTCGCTTGCCGAATTGATGTTTCGAATACTGTTGATGCTGCCGGTGTCTATCTGCCAGATGCCAAGGCCGGCCACTTCTGGCAATAGGAATTGAAGGTTCATTACCTCCCGGCATTGCTTGTTATAATCAGGACATTCCCGTCCCTGGCAGGGTGTGTCCTTCATAATAACCTTTTGGGATTTAGAATCGGCAAGCGTCCCTGTCTCCACATCTACCATGCGCACGGCGTTTATTCCATCGCCCTTGCAGACAAGTCCCCGCGTCTTCGTATAGGAACGATAATACTGACTGGCCCAACGTTCCTCATCTTCAACCGGGATCAGGATTCTCAGTTCCTTCGGCTTTTCCCCGAATATCTTTTGGACTTCAGGCGGGCAGACGAAATAATCTACTGCCGAGGGATACTCAACCTCTCTCCCATTGACAGTCTTTGTTTTCTTGATGCCAAGATGCAGCTTACCGAGACGAGGCAACCGGCGTTTTTCTGTTAATCCTTGTATTGGCATTATTTACCTCCTCTGGCGACTGTAACGTATTTCTTTGTTATGAGAACGCCGGGTATCTCCATAACGCCTGACTTTACCCTGGCTCGAATACGGCTGAGGTTCGGGTCACACAGGTCGCGAGGCACTAACAGAGGGTCAACAATGGCAACATCAAAATCCTCTCGATAGGTGACAGCACCAAAATTAGCATGACTGGTTTTGAGCGGTGTCTCAGGTATATCTGTAGTCGGGGTTATCTCGACTATCTCCCCGGTCTCTTTGGACTCGGTAATCTTCGCCGCTTGTTCCGTAAGGGCTATCATCCTTAATTCCTCTGCTTCCTTGACTTGCTGGGTGTGGTAATGCTGCAAGGCCGTATTGACTACAAAGATGCCCATGTTCAGCTTATCTGATAAGGGCTTGAAAAGAGCGTTGATTCTGTCCCTGGTTTCATTGACCGGCTCTAAGAGTTCCTTGCGCTTAGTTTCTATATCTCGCAAGGATTTCCGGGCGTGTATCAACATATCCTCGGCGTTCCTCTGTTCCTCACCGCATGTAATAACTGTGCTGGCTCCCAGCCAACTAACTAGCGTTGCCTGATTCTGTTCAAGTGTTTTAACCTCAGTTTCTACCCTTGTTTCTATCGTTTGCACAATTCCTCCTTTTGATATTTGATATATTTGTCCACGTAATCCTTGCCCTGGCAATCCTCATTAGGTTCGGCGTGTTCACTCCATCGATCCTTCTCCCAGGGGTGCTTCCGGCAGTTACCCCTCCATAGGGCGGTTGAATACCACTCCAGGCAATTTCGGCAGTTCATTATCTCTCCCATTTGTCTACCTCCAATCTCTGCCGGTCCTCCGGGGAAAGGCCGCTTATAACAGCATCAACAACTTTCATAGCAGCTTCACTTCGCGCTATACGATTGAAGAAACTCCAACCAGTAGCAAGGCGCAAGTCCTCCATATTCACTTTGACATTCTCGGCGACTAGAACTTCATGTCCTTTCGCATGGTCAACAGCTTTCCCAGCGTCCATAGTTGAGAATCCACATTCACAAATCACTGGTATTGATAACTTCATTTGTCTCCTTCCTTTCCGGCATAAACTTCTCTTTGGCTCTCACTATCCTCATGGCTGTCTCGCCCATAACCTCGTCAATACAATGATGCGTAATCTGACGTAGAAGCTCGGTAGAGGTCACCTTGAGTAAGATGTTGATATGAGCCTCAGAGAAACTAACCCGCACCGTTTTCATTCTTCCCTCGCCAGCTCTTCAATCCTGATGTTGCCCCTTTGCTCACAGAACAAGGCGAAGAGCTTGAAAACTAGACTCGCCTTTCCTTTCAGTGTTATAATGACTTTGTTCAAATTCCTACTCCTCGGCTGGGATTGCCGAATGAGGGCAGCAACCCCAGCCTCTTTTCTTTAGTATTTCCTCTGCCTCCCAGGTGGCCGGCCTGGACAAAGAATTCTCGTCCGTACTTCCTTTTCGTGGCCTCCCCTCCTTTCGTGCCAGTTTCCTTATAAAACTGGCTGCTAACTAAGTGTCCGCACAGCGGACACAGCGTAGGGTGATTGTCCCTAGTCGCTATCCCGCCTTTGTGTCCTGAGTCCTGTGGTGTCATTTATTTCCCTTGGGAAGATTTTTCTTACCCTTGTTGACGATCTGGCATATCCGCTGCCGGGTGATGCCAAACGCCTTTGCAATCTGGCCGTATGAGAGACCCTGTTCGTTCAATTTTGTTATCACTTCATTTCTGTTGTTCATTTTATCTACTGTAGAAAGTTTACACCCTCGTCTATAGGGTGTCAAGCCCCTGTTTTATACCTAGCCTAGCTTGACAGGTCATACTATCAGCTATGGGTAGAAAAATCTTTCCAGCGTAGAGAAATAGAACTATGTTCTAGAACACAAGACCTTCCCATCCCTTTGGGGCAGGTGTATGCTTAATCTACACTTGTGAAATTGGACGAAGTGTTAAATAATGTAAAGCCCTATGACTGAAGAAACTATCGGCAAACGATTAAAGAGGCTCAGGCTGGCGGCTGGGCTCAGCCAGAGAGAGCTGGCTCGGCGTTCCGGCGTTGACCGAGAATATATCTGCCAAATAGAGGCCGGCAAGACTAAGAGCATGACACTTAGATTGGCTGAGCGCCTTGCCAAGGGACTCGGGAAACCGCCTGGTGTTTTCTTCGGCAATGGTCATAACAACGACACAGTGGAAACTCTTAAACAACTAGTAGCACCGCTAATTGACTACATCAATAAGTTGAAATGAAAAGGGTCTGGAAAACCTTAATGATAATGGGGTATGTCCTTGCCGGGTTATTCAGCATCAATCTGCTTTACGTTCTAGTTCTGTATGGTATCAGACATGATGGGTGGTTCTTTATATACAATCCGAATTTCGGCCCTCACAGTAACGCAACATTAGCGTGGCAAATAATTTGGAGTGTCATTCTGCTATTGATAGCCTCGGCTGTGGTTGGCCTTTCTAAAAGGAAAGTAAAACAACGGCCTTCCTAGGTTTTGGAAATAGGGACTCTTAATCAGCAGGTTCAGGGTTCGAGACCCTGGCGGCTCATAAATGAATCTAATTAAAAGAGGCTCGATTCAGTTTATACCAACTGACTTTTACGGCATATTATCTCAAATAGGCGAAAATATACAGCTTTTACACCAAATGACTAATACTCTTATTCAAAAGGAATTGCACCAGGCAAGTGAAGAATTCCTCTTCAGCCTCAAACTTGAAAACAGAACTCCGGCAACCCTTCGGTATTATCGCCAGCATCTAAATTACTTTCTCGCCCAACCTTTACCTCGATATGTCCATGAGATCACCGGGGAACATATAAAGGATTACCTCAAAACAAAACAGACCGCCGTTTACATGATGCACGGCTCATATCGTGCTCTTAGAGCTTTCTTTAACTGGACAATCAAGGAACATTATTATCTGGGGACTAACCCTGTATTAAGTCTGAAGGCTCCCAAATTGCCTCATAAAATCATCCCTGTTATTGGTCCCACGGAATTTAAGGCATTGGTCAAATCTTGTGGCGATACATTCCTGGGTAGAAGGGACAAGGCAATTATCTTTGTTTTTTATGACACCGGCATAAGGCTTCAGGAATTGACGAACCTGAAATTGTCCGATATAGACCTCGGCAATGGACTTCTTAAGATAACTGGCAAGGGAAACAAGGAACGCATGGTGAGAATAGGGCATACAACAATTAAGGCACTGTGGAATTATCTAAAGATACGGCAGGGTCAATATCAGGAACTCTGGCTTACCGAAGAACGAACGCCGATACAGGCAAATGGGGTATGCCAGGCTATAAGGCGTATGAGTAGGGCAGCGAAGATACCTAAGATCTCTCCACATAAATTTCGTCATAGTTTCGCGGTGACTTTTCTCAGAAATGGGGGAGATATTTTCTCCCTCCAGATTTTATTAGGACACTCTGACTTAACTATGGTTCGGAGATATACCAGTGCCTTAAATATTGATGATGCCCTACTATCCCATGAAAAGTTCAGCCCGGTTGACAGGCTTGGCATAAAATGAAAAGAGAACCCCTGGTTTTCACCAGAGGTTTTTAAGGCAGGGTATTCGGTGTGGACTAGTAAAGGAGTCGCACAAAGGCTTTAAGGGGCAGCCAGCGTCTTCCTAGGGGCATACTGGCTCTATTTAGGCTTGGCGCCGTCTTTGGAAAGTCGCTCTAAGAGCCTGACTTCACCATCCAAGCGGAGAAGTTCCTGTAGAATCTGTTGCTCCTCCGACTTTATTTGGTTAAGTCGCTCTACGGTTTGCCCTCTTCTCTGCTGTGCCTCTTTTAGTTCTTTTGTAATGTCCATTTGCCTCCTTTTACATTGTCTTCAGTGTCCAGATTGCCATGAGGTTGCTTAGAACTGTTGCCGTGTTCGCTCCTACCGCAAAAATTAGAACAGTTCTTAATTTCAAGCGGACACTAATATATGCCAACAATGAATAAGCCGAAACCTTTATCAAAGACATCGTGCCGATACTCATATCTTTGAAAAGAGGGTTAGCCTCTATACTGCCCAGGGACAAGGAAAAATATGTGGTCAACACATCAAGTCCTGCCAGTACTATCAAGACAATAGCCCATTTCTTCATGCTCCCTCAAAATATCGCTCGTTACCGCTGGAATCTATGTATCTGAATTTTGTCTCCTCTATCCAAGGGTGCCCCGGAGTCTTACCGGTAGCCCCCTCCTGCGTTCCCTCTATGTATCTTTCATTGCCACTACTGTCTATATATCTAAACTTTGTCCCTTCTACCCAGCAATATCCTGCGATCTTGCCAGTAGCACCTTCTAAAGTTCCCTCTGTTATCCGTTTAGTTCTGTAGTCATCGAGGTAGGCAAATTTACTTCCCTCTACCCAGATATAGCCACCAGACTCATTGATGAGGAGCATATGAATATTGTGACTGCTATCTAAATAGAACTCTTCTGTCCCCTGTGTGGAAGGGCAGTTACCTGGTGGCGTACCTTCACTAGAGACTCGAAAGGCAAGAATCATAATACCTCCTGCCTTGCTCTCTATGAACTCTAACCCTAATGAATTAAAATCTATATGAAAAGGGCCATAGTCGCCAGTATATAGTTTGGCTGAACCAAGAGAAGGAGACAATGTTCTGATAAGTCCAAAATCTGATTGTGCACCTGTAAGACCTGTGCCATCAAAAACCAGTGCATCAATTCCTCCCGGTTTAGTAACCAAAGTTCCTGTACTCTGTAATCTTGCTATACTTACTGCTATGCTTGGTGACAAGTTAGTGAGGTCATAGGTACATATACCTCGGCAGATTCTGTAGAAACCAGAAGGTACATAAGGAGGGCTGGTAGGTCTGAATAATTGCCCAACACAAATATAACCTGGTGGTGAGCCACTCCAATCCGAACTACTTGCATTGTAAGCAGCATCATAAGTTGAACTACAATCCCAGCCGTAATTACTTAAATATCGGTATACGCCTAATTCTTTTCTAGATACAAAATCAAATTTCATTTCTAATCATACAAATCAGTCCCTACGGGGATTTTGAGGCGGGATTTGTAATAGCCGCCATAGAATTGTTTAGACACGTTGCCCAGCCTTACGACATTATCAGCATACGGCAAGACATAATTGCTGTCGGGGTCAAGCCAAATGTCAGCCCCCGATGCTGCGTCTGTTGCCAATAAAAGGGGATTTCCCCCCATCGCCAGAATACAGAATTCATAAGGACTGGTATCACTAACCCCGAGACAGCCCGCATACAAGGCACCATAGTAAAATCGCAGACTGCCTGGGCCATTGATGCAAAGTCTGCCATCCGTTCCGATATAGCATAGAACATTAGTCCCAGCTAAATAATCCGCTTTCGTGGGGTAGGTTCTAAAGGCGTTAATCCCAGCTCCACCATACAGCCCGATTCCCGTACTGGCGTTCATAGCCACTCCCGTTTCGTCATACCATAGCCCATCTTTGGTTGTCTTAGACAGCAGGATATGACCTGCCCCAATATCGGTATAGTAGACCAGCCCGTAGGTTCCTTCTTGTACTTGGTCCAAGACGACTAGACCATCAGCGGTTAAGGCTACAGATTTTAATTCCCTGAAAATCATGCCCCTGTTGAATTCAGCGACCTCCGCCGCTGTTAATTCATCCCATGAGTCGCCATCCCACATCTTGACTAGATTCGGTTCGTAGTTTGTGTCAAGCCAGAAATCGCCATCCTCGGGGCTAGATGGTGCCGTAGCCGACTTGTGTAGATTGTGCTGTGGGCCCCCTGGCAACCTGATGGTGTAAAGTACATCGTCTGTTAGATAGACTCCCGTGGCATCCAGTTGCAACGACCTCTGCCTTACATAGACATCAGGGCCGTCAATTATCTCGTCTAAGTAAGCGTGTACATGTTCTACATAGAGGTCTCCCACTGAGAGGCGGGAAAAGTAATTCTCGATGTCATCTGAAGTAACGCCCAGGTCTGCCAGCGCCTTCCTTACAGTCTGCCAGTTGCCAAAAACAAAAGATGTCCGCCACTCGTTCTTGGTGGCGGTATAATGTCGTCTTAAAGTCCCGATATTTCCTACGCGGTAGTCACCCTCTCTTGAGTCAGTGACCTTGATGTAATCGTACGCTTCCTGGCCTACGTTCATCGGGACGGAAGCGGAGCCAGCCTCACACCAGAGTTGAGCCTTACTTAGTTTGGCCTTAGCTATATCTTGTGCCTGCTCATCGGTTTCAAGGCGCATTTGGTAATATTCACGCTTCTTTAATTCAGTAGGCAGGGAATCAAAACTATCATCCTGGGCTGTTCCACTACGTTGAGGGTCATCATCTTCCCTTGAGTGCACCTTGATATAGTTTGGAATGACCACCCTATTTCGAAGTGCCTTAGCAAAGAAATGATGCCCGGTTTCAAGACTGTATTCGTAATCGTAGGTTGTATCTGTGGTCGTGGGTTTGAATATGTGTATCTTCCCATCGTCCTCTGCCCTCATCACATTCTTGGTGTAATCTAATAAGCGATTCACAGCAGAGAGCCGATTATTGCCCTCATAGATGCGGAAGGAATCCTTTGGTTTATAAGTATCGGCTAATGTGTCATAGCCAGGTTTCCAGACAACTTCATAGGCTTTGTGCAGGCTAAAGCAAGCTAGACTTGCTCCTAGAATCTCGTTAATCAGCGTCTTGACTGTTTTAGTATCGGTATCATCTGGAATATACGATGCGCTGGCCTTGTCCTCAGACATTAAATTGCAGATACCAACTAGCGAGAGAGTACATATCAACTTATCCGCTGTGGACTCGAACTGTTGCGGAATCACCCACATCGGCGCACAAGGTGAATACTCCTCGCCCGACGCTATGGCTCCAAGGGAAAGCACGCCCTTATATCCTCGAAGATCAAGGTCAGTTAATTCGCCATCGCTGTTGTCTAATGTTATCTTGCAGGACTGGAGGTTGCCGTTCTCAGTCTCGTCAATATCGAGGATTCTTGTCTTCGTGTATGTGTACGAATTAGCCCCCAAGGTCAGCACGACCTTAACCAGAGTCTTAACTGTAACGGCTTTTTGTGCTGCCTCAAGAGTTGAAGTTAGTGTCCTCATATTCCTTTCCGTACCTCAACACTAAATGTCCCACAACTGGTCTTGGCGCTCTCTCCGCTTCCGTCCACTACCCAGACTTCGCCGGGCCACCATCCCTCAGCGCAATCAACCAGAGTCGTGTAGTAATAGTCATAAATACCGGTATTAACACCATCCTTTGCCATGGCTACGGCATCCACTTTCTTTGTGCCGGCAGCATCTACCAACGTCAGTTTGATTGAAGTGGTCGGGTCCACCAGGGCGCCGTCCTTGTCATAGACAAACGCTCTTACCCAGATAGTTGATTTAGAGAGAAATTTCACAATTACTTCCATTATCAGTCTCCTAACAAAAACACCTTGATTTTCCTGTATTGAGATGTGAGGATTTTGATAAACCGATGTTGCGATGTGGCGATCCTCACGATTCTGTATTGAGATGTGAGGACTTTGATAACTAATTGCCTTCCAATTCCGCCCCAGGTAGCAATAACTTTGAGCCCTAAGAGAGCGGTTTTGGTTCTGGACAATACCAGACTTCTTGTGGCACTAGCCTTCAGTCCGAGCAGGCTTGTTTTGCTTCTTGTGAAACTGAGGACTCTCGTTGCTGTAGAGTTTAAGCCCAATAAAGCCGTCTTGGTTCTCACAAGGTTAATAGTCTTGGTAGCAGTGGATTTTAGACCGAGCAAAGAGGTTTTGGTTCGTGTGATACTAAGCCCCCGGGTAGCGGTGGCTTTCAATCCCAAATACACGGTGGCAATGAACTCAAACCCTACCTGATAAATACCTGTAGCTTTCAGCCCCAGAAGTCCTATCTTGCTTCTCGTAAGGCTGACTCCACGACTGCCAGTGGCCTTGAGCCCGAGGTATGCCGTCCCAATAAACACCATCGCTGTCGAATAGCTGCCTGTAACCTTCAGCCCTAGAAGGGCGGTGTAAGACCTCACCCTTGCCAGTGTCCTAGTTCCTGTGGTTTTGAGCCCTAGTAAAGCCGTCCTAGTTCTTGTGAAAGCAAGTGTTCGGCTGGCAGTGCTTTTTAGCCCCAACAGTGCCGTATAGAGTCTTACCCTATTTCTTATCCTTGAAGCAGTCGCTACTAATCCCAATAAACCTGTCTTATTTCTACTCAGAGATAACACTCTGGACTTGATGGGGAGTAAGCCTAATAAGGCTGTCTTACTCCTGGTTAAGGTTTTAGTCTTTGAAGTTGAGACTAATAGACCAAGAAGAGCAGTGTAGATACGAGTATACTGCTGCCCTGGGGGATTCAATGCTACTGCAAATGCGTGCTTGGGGATGATGCTGGCGCTGCAGGTAGCGTCCATGGCTCCCGTGTTTCCGGAGCCTGACCAGACCTGGGAGCAGACTTCGTTGCCGAAGTCGGGGATTGTGTCCCAGGTGTCGTCGTCCTCGTTCCAGGTGCCCGGGCTGGACGGCGGTGTGAATGACTTGGTGGACGTGGAGTAGACGGAGGCGAAGAATACCAGGGGGGAGTTGGCGTTGGCCACGCTCATGGCTGCTGCCCGGACGATGGCATCGCTAGTGCGGTATTCTGTGTTTGAAACGACATCTATGGGGGATGAAGCGTTGAAGTCGCCGGCGGTGTAGCAGCTGCAAACTATGCGGAGCCTGCTGGTACCGCTGAGACTCCAGGTATAAGATGATGGCTCGCTGGCTCCTGCTATCTTATAGTAAAGAGCGTACCTATCAATGTTGGCGACGTTGTCGCCCAACTTTGTCCAACCGCTGGGGACGGAGTCTATGGTAACGTCACGGAAGCATAGGAGGGTGAAGAGGATGTCTCCCTGGGCGGTCCCTGTTGGCTTGTCGACAACCGCATCAAAGGGAGTAGTTAACGACGAAGCGTTGAAGTATGTCTCAATTCTAGCTGTAAATGCCATCAATACTCCTTACAAACAAGGGCAGGTCGCCCTGTTGTTACGTTCTGAGCCTGGATTCCAATTTACGAATACGCTCCTGTAATGCGTGAATAAAGGTATAACTTTCGTGCTGTGGTTTAGGAATAGCTACTAAATTGCAGGGGCGGTTATCTGTTTTAATTCCATTCAAGTGATGCACTACACATCCCTTTGGGACAGCTTGTCCATGTTCCTGTTCCCAGATGAGGATGTGTTCCAGAATATACTTTGTCTCCACTATTCTGGGGTCTATAACCCTTACATACCCATGAGAAAAGGAACGCCCACCATTCCAATGAGGATTATTCTCCCTGCGCTTGGTTAACCCTCTCGCCTTTTGGGCACAAACTATGCAACGTTCATATGCAGGTTGCCCTTTCACAAGCAGCACCCATCGCTGTTTACCACAGACCGTACATGCAGCCCAAATATAAGCAAATCGTGCCTGTGTTTTGCCTATCTCTCGGCCACGCCTTACTTCACCTAATTCAGGCATATTTAAGTCCCTAGTTTGCTTTGCAATTTGATTGTCTCTGTTAAAGTGTCAGTCGCCTCGAACGTGACCGACGTTGCCCACTCATGGAAAGCCTGTAGATAAGCACCAGTTATTGCGGTGAATATGCCACCACCATACACAGTAGAAACACCCGGTGTCCAGGCTGACTTTGACATGACTATTGTGTCATCGGTCTTGGTTACACTCTCCAGTGTCGGCGTGACTGCCTGTCTGGTAAGCTCACTTGCAAAGGTTGTCGTATCCACATCCATCGCTGCCATAGTCGCAGTGCTGAGACTCAGATGGGAGAACGCAGTAGGCGCATCACCTTTGAGAAATTTGCTCACCTTCTGATAAAGTAAAGCTGTAGGTATTGCCCTTTCTGCCATGTTAAACCTCCTGTTTATTTATTTCTACACCAGCTCCTTCTAATTGGCTGATACGCCATTGTAGGAGCTTAATTTGTGTAGATTGCCTCGTTACTATTTTGTCTAACTGGTTTATCTTATTTTCCAGTATGGTAATTTGTTTGTGCCTATCATCCGAAACAAGCTGAAGGTTTTCTATTCGGTTATCATCCCTCTGCTTATTCTTGTGATGGACAATTTCCCAGGGGTGAAGGCATCGTCCAAGATGTTTGGCCATGATAAGGCGATGCTCAAGGACATATCCTTTCTTCTGACACATAAAGTAGAAAAAGTCATTGGGATATAATTTAATAAGGAAATAACCATCTACTGATTTAATCCGTCCACCCCTCCAGAATGGAGATTCTTTGCCCATCTTCCCTGCGGCTCTACCACATATGTGGCACTTTGTTGAGCGTGGTTTGTCCTTGCGTAAGAGTACCCACCGTTCCTTGCCACAACCAATACAGACATGCCAGATAAATCTACCATGTCCTATATGGCCTATCTCATTGGCTTTTCTGATTTCGTTCAATTTGGGCAATGGCCTTCTCCAATTTCAATGTCTGTCTTCTTAGCCAGAAAGGTATCCATCGAGGTCTCTTCCCTGTTCTTAACCACATGGGAATTGTCTCTCGCCTTTTCAGCATAGAATATCGTATCCTTGCTGCCTGAAACCTCTGCCCCCAGGGAGTCTCAGCATCTTCCGAGCTGAAAGCGACAAGCAGATTGCCGTCTTTGTCCTTAATCTCCGTATACCCCTCTGCCTTACTTCCCCCTGATGTAGTACAAGTGCCCATTAGCCCCTCGGGTAGAACTCCCAAACCTTCCGCCTGGTTATGGAATTCAGCCCGTTCTGGTATATCGCAAAGTGCTCTCTCGCCCAGTCGTGATACCATCTCATAGTACTAGGTACTATTTGAGATCGCATTTTACTGAGCCACGCCAGAGCTGCTTTGGCCACAACGCCTTCGACCACCACTTTCTCCAGGTCTGGCTTTAATGTAGATGCGGATTCGGTCAACTGGTGAACCTTGTGGCAATAGAGGTAGATATTCTGCCCGGATGCTGGCACGCTATCCATTTCAATTCGTAGCGTGTCGCCAAAGACGCTGACATCTCGATAGTCAGGCGGGTCGCTCGCGATAGGATACTCCGCCTTCTCCACGTCAAGTAGATTAGTGATAGAGCTAATGCTTACCTCTTTTGAACCTGTGCTAACTACCGTTTCCCTGACTTCATAGGGTCTCCGCTGCGAGATTTCCACAAGGACTTCGTTGATGTGTAAGTCCAGCTCATCCTCAGCAAACTCCGCGTCAACACTCTCTTCGAATTCGTCTCGTAGCATTTGGCGAATTATGGTTCGTATTGTCTTTCGATTTTCAGCCATCGTTCACCTACTTCTTTTCGATTGGCCCCTTGCACCACTCGGTTAATTTTTCTTCAGTCATGGACTCGGCCATCTTTGCAGCTTCGGCGCTGTAAGATGCGGGTGTCTTGCCCTCTTTTATGGCAAGGGCGATACACGCAAGTGTGCGTTGGTTTGCGCTTTTTGGCATAAGTCACCTCCTTTAAGTTCCGTATCAACCATAATGCGTACCAGGTCATTAAATGATGTCCTTGGTTGCCAGCCTAAAATACGTCTGGCTTTACTCGCATCGGCTAATAGATAGTTGACTTCGCTCGGTCTGTATAATTGGGGATCGGTCTTAACGTATTTCTGCCAGTCCAATCCCACACGGCTAAAAGCAACTTCAAGAAACTCACTTACCGAGTGTGCTTCCCCCGTGCCGATAACGAAGTCGTCAGGCTTGTCCTGCATCATCAGCCACATAGCCTCACAGTAGTCAGGAGCATAGCCCCAATCCCGCTTGGCATTTAGGTTTCCCAAATACAGTGTCTCTTGCTCACCAGATAGGATTCGGGGTAGGCTCTCGGTGATCTTGCGGGTCACGAAGTTCCTCCCCCTTCTCTCCGATTCGTGATTGAACAAGATGCCATTACAGCAAAAGAGGTTGTAACTGTCCCGGTAAACCCTGACTATGTTGTACCCGTAAAGTTTAGCTGCCCCATAAGGGCTCCGCGGGTGCATCGGTGTATCTTCGTTCTGGGGCGGTGGACTATTGCCGAACATCTCACTGGAACTGGCCTGGTAGAACCTACTGTTCGGGCTAAACTTCCTTATCGCCTCCAGAAGTCTCACCACGCCCAGACCAGTTATATCACCAGTGTATTCGGGTATATCAAAGCTGATCCTGACATCTGATTGAGAAGCAAGGTTGTAAATCTCATCAGGATGGAGTTCTGCCATCAGAGCGGACAGGTGATTCTCAGTAGCTAAGTCGCCGTAGTGTAGCTCTAACTTGTCTTTGATATGCTCTATGTTTTTAAGACTCTCAGGGTATAAGGCCGTCCGCCTGATAAGGCCATGTACCTCATACCCCTTGCTCAGTAAAAGTTCTGCTAAGTAAGAGCCATCCTGCCCGGTGATTCCTGTGATAAGAGCTTTTACCATGAAATCAGACCGTCTCCTCCAGCAATCGTTGTGTATTCGATGTCTTTGACTTCCTTGTGATCGGGGTCTGCGTCAAAGCAAGTCCTGTCAGCCGATGTGCTGAACAGACACACGCCATGAACGCCCACTCGTTTAGCCTCAGCAATGACTTGTTTGGGATCTTCAACGTGCTCCAGCATCTCGGACATCCAGACAAAGCCGAACTCCCTGTCCTTGAACTCCAGGTGGTGAGCATCCATGTGGACAACCTTAGGCCCGTCCTTAATATCAATTCCGATATATTCGCCCAACTGCTCAAGGGTATCCCTATACGGCTGATTTACGCCGCAACCAATGTCTAACACCTTTGCCGGGGTACATTCCTTCGGGATAAAATAGAGTTTCCAGGGGACTTGCCCTTCACAGTTCTTGGGGTCTTTGATTCTTTGCTCGATGTCTTTCAATACCGGCGGCCACATTGCCAATATCTGACCCTCAGAGTATTCCAGTGCCTTAACCCTTGCCTTGTCCTTCATCTCTTGAAGGGAGCCGTTCTTCTTGGCTTGATAGGCTTGTTCAAGATACTCCACTATTTCGTCAATGGAGCAGTTGAAATTCCATGAGTTCAGCCCTGTCCATTCCAACCTCTTTTCTTTCAGGAGCCAACCACCACCCAGAAGCTCGGGCATAGAGGTGTTGTCGCTGATTATGACTGGAACACCGCAGGCTTGTGCCTCTACCACTGGCAGGCAAAATCCCTCACCCTTGCTGGGAAGTAGAAACACGTCCAGGCTGTTATACATTTGAACCATGATGTCCCGGGGTATTCCTAATTCCATTTCCGTAGGAGGAGGGAAGAGGGTAATGTCCTTAATCTTGAGTGCCTTCCGCAAAGAGTCCAAGTTTGTCCCCTGAGTGTCAACGGGTTTCGTGTGCATATAGTAGATAATGTCATTGTGTTTAGAGGCGAACTTCTCAACTGCCAGCATTGATGTCTCATAGTTTTTGCGGGGGCAGTTGACGGCGACAGTGCCGATGACGAATTTATCCGTCCAGCCCGCGATTTCCCTTGACCGCTTTCGTAAGTCTTCTCTCGGAGCGAAAAGTTGCGTGTTGACACTTAGCGGAATGTAATATGCCGGTATCCCGTGCTTTTGAAGCTCAGCCTGACCAAACTTTGACATGGCGATAGCCTTAACAAAAGCAATCTGTCGGAGACTATCAAGCACTCCCGGCGGCGCTGGATCGTGGTCCACCGGGCACCAGGGGACCCATTTTATCCGGGGGTCTAAGCCTCTGAGTACCCATGTATCAGTCAGGGTGATCAATATGTCCGGCTTGTAATGCTCGTAATACATATAGGATTGCTCGATCCCATAATCGTTTGAGTTGTTGGGATATATGGGAATGTCCCCCCAGTCCAACTTTGCCCCTAGAATACCGAAATAGGCAAAGACGGCTATTTCATGCCCCATTTGTTTTAATCTTGGGACCCATGCGGCAGTCATGGTTCCATAACCGGAAGGAGCAAAGGGGCTTACCGATTGCCAGAGAATCTTAATAAAAACCTCCCTCTCCCCTAAAAGGGGAAGGGGGGAGAGTAGTCTCCCCCCTTGACTTATTTAGTGTCGCTTTATCAGCGCGCGTCGCACAGACGGCAGGCCAGTTCCTTGTCGAGAGTCTTGACACCGAACAGCATATCAATAGATATGTTGTTGGTCTTGACATCCTTGTCGTAGTCGTAAACCACTCGACAGGATAGGCCCTTGTAGTTCACTACATCTGCCCTTTGTCCACTCAGAGGAGCTTCCAAAGGAGCCGTTACGAGAGCGATGGCGTTCTTGTGCAGTGCAAGGTTTGCCTTGTGGGTCTTCTGCCACACCAAGGTTGCACCACTGGCCAAACTGGTCATCAAAGGTGGGGTGATGGTAACACTTGCGGAGCCGCCACTAAGGGTTTCGGCGGTCGTGATAACGTGGCCCCGGTCATTGGCCTCGCCAGTGATCTTGAACACGTCACCCACGGGTAGCACCGCAGAGGTAGAGGTTGCGCCACTGACACGGATCACGGTGGCAGCAGCCGCCACGTTAGCCCCCACGACAGTAGGAGCAGTAGCAATGGCTTCCGTATGAGTTGGAATGTTCTGGTCCATATACCAGTCCATGCCAAACACACGGCCCATGCTGGCTTCCTTCAATGCCTGAGTATCCCCGCGCTTCTCAGCGTGCAGGAAGGCATCCAGGACGATGTAGCCAGCTTCAGTCTGTGGATGCAGGACTACAGCCCTATCCCCAAAGGGGACTTTATTGAGGTTTAACTGCGTCCTGATACCGGCGATGTCGCCAACTACGGGTGTGGCACTTACCGGATAGTGAGCTGCAATGTCCACAAAACGGGCAGCGATAGCCGCGTCTATTGCCTGGGCGTGAGCCCTCATTGCCGGCACAATGGTCTGTTCCTTAAAGTCAACGATGTTCAGGGAAAGCTCTTTTGCGGTGATAGGGAAGGTTATGTCGTTGAGCTTGTTCAGGATTACAGCCACACTGGACTCGACTATGGTTTGAGCGGTTACAGTACCCGTGACGGCGAAGTCATGCACTGTGCCGAACTCATGGGGTTTACGGATGAGTACAGTATCCCCAATCTTTTTGTACTCGTTAGAGAAAGCCCGGTGAACAAGATTGCCGAATACCAGGTTGTTTTCCAGGACGATTAGAGCTTCCTTAGCTATAACAGTTGGGGTTAGTAAAGTAGTT